GGCTACGGCTCCGGCTACGGCTCCGGCTACGGCGACGGCGACGGCTAATCAGATTTTCACAAGCAAATCAGGAGGCACCCCATGGAATTCTCTATCGCCGACCTCGACCGGTTCCCGCCTCACGCCGTAGCCGTCGAGATTTACGGCGAAGTCACCTACCAGAAAAAGCTGCTCGCCCAGGTCGTCGGCTACGCGCTCTCGCATGAGAACAGCCCCGACCTGCAGGCCGTCATCATGGATGCGGACACGGAGTTATTCGAGGTCACGGACAGCGAAAGCGACCGAACGCTAAGGCCATTTGCTGACGCGCTGTGGAATGCTGCCTGCACCAAAGACACGAAGCAACGGCTTGCCGAAGCATACGCCGAGCTTGTCGAAAGCCGCAGAGAGTATGCGCGCGACCGGCAGTTAGCTGAACGCTATCACGTCAATATCTGAGATCCGGTGCGGGCGTACCGGCAGGGCCGGCGGTGTGCGGGGTGCAAAAGAACCCGCCGGCCCGCAACTTTCAACAAACGGAGTTTTCGATGCGTATGAAAGACAAGTTTTACACGATCCGCACCCTTGGCAATTGCGACCCGGACAGCGTGCGTGCTGATGCCAAAGAGCTTTGCGTGAAAGTCAATTTAGGTGCGGCGGGTGCAACTGATGTTGCCGAGTTTCTGGCCCGTTCAAAACTAGCGCAAGAGGCGTGGGAATACTGGGCACCGAAGATGCTCAAAGCTGAAAACAGAAACACGATTTAGGGAAACGCGTCCAGTTGGCGTCAACTCCTTAGGGGACCCCGATGGACATAGCCGAAGACTACGAACTGAAAATGAAGCTCACGATCGAGCAAGCGACTGAAGACTATTTCATGATGTACGGCTACGAGCTGACAATGCTTGAAATGATCCGCCAGATTAAACGCTTCCACGAGAAGCACGCGTGCGAGGTCACGGAAAGCAGCGAGGCAATTATACGCGAATTTGTGTTCAACGATCGGCGTCTGAATAAGGACCGCCGGCGGCTGATTACTGCGGAGTAGGCGCAATGGGGATCGAAACTGAAACCGTCGTTTTGTGGCTCGTTTATGTGCTTGGGGCACCGATCGCAATTGCAGTGATTTTCCAATCGTGGGTTAGGAAGGCAGACCAATGAACTCGAACCAGATACCAAAGTCGATTGTCAAAGCCGTTTGCGCCATCCAGGCCACCGTCGAGAGCGTGAAGAAAACGCAGAAAAATCAGCACGGCGGTTATCTTTTCGCATCGACCGATGACATTTACGCTGCCGTCACGAAAAAGATGGGCGAAGTCGGGCTGATGATACTGCCGATTGAGAACGACCACGAAATCGTGCGCGTCGAAAAGGACGGGAAAACCTCGCAGTGGCTGCGCGTCGAGTTCGGGTTCGTGCTGGCGACAGTTGACGACACCTACGCTCACCCGCACGCGCGCCGCTCGCTCTACATACAAGTGACAGGGCCGCAGACGCATCAGGCTGCGCAGAGCTACGCTGAGAAAGCTTTCCTGCGCTCGCTGTTCAAGCTGCCGACAGGCGACCTCGACCTAGACTCAATGCCCCAGGCTGACAGCGAAGAAGATCAAGTTGCGCTCAACGGGAACGGCAAAAAGCGCAAGTCATCGAGCGGCGCAAAGAAGGACGGAACCTTCGATAAGTTTGAGGAAATCAAATTGGCTATTGCCGACGCTGCGAGCAGCGACGTGCTGGTTCATCTGCGCAAAGTCTATGACGACGAATGGAAAGTGATGCCGTCGAAATGGGGCGAGATACTCGACCACGAGTACGAGGACAAGATGGACGACTTAGGTGGTTCGTCTAACGGCGCAATGCTGTGACCCGCAGGCTCGAAGAAATCCTCTATCTCGCGAAACTTGGATATGGCGCAGAAGACATCGCCATCCGGTTTCACCTGATTGGACGTGAGTGGCGTCGATACATCGAACACATTGTTTGGAGCTGCCACGATGCAACCCGATCTGATCGACCTGATGCAGAGAACCGTGGAGGCTCTTACCGTGGAAATCGAAAAAGCCGAACGGCTGGAAATGGAACGGAAGCTGAGAGCGCTGGAGGCGAGCGCAGCCGAACTCCAAGCCCAGGTCGATTCATCGAACGTGAAAATGGCGAACGCCCTGTCACTGTTGCGGCGTCTCAAGGCGCGGAACGGGACGGAATCGGAGGACATCCGCCGGCACTGCCACATCCTTTCTGAGACTCTGAGGAAATCAGCATGAGTTGGGCGCGTGAGAAGACCTATCGATTTGTGACAGGAGCGCACAGAACATCACTGATTGCGCGCCACAAGCTGAAAATGGCTCTGGCTGAAGCGGCGTTCGTTCTGACCGTGTTCGGAATTGGCGTGATCTTCGGATGTCTGTTTCACGTCGAGATTGCTGAGGCTTTGCTGGCTGTAATCACGAGGCGGGAATGAGACGCAAGCGCAGCCCGGCCCAACGTCTTGCGATCGCAGAAGCGGCCGGCTGGGTCTGCCACATCTCGGGAATGCTGATCGATCCCGTGCGGGATAAGTGGGACCTCGAACACGTCATTCCTCTTAAGGACGGCGGGAGCGATGACGATGACAACTTGCGTCCTGCGCTGCGCAAGGCGCATCTCGAAAAGACGAAAAAGGACATAAAGCGCATCGCCAAGGGCAAGCGGATCACGGCGAAGTTCAAGGGTGCATCGAAACGCCAGGGCTTCAGGGGGTGGCTGAAAATGAACGGCGACATCGTGTGGAGGGATAAATGACCACGAACAAAGTTTCATTCATCAATCGCTTGACGACCAATGCGGGCTCGTCACTCGACGCACCGCCGACGCGCACCGTCCCAAATCCCGTTTATTCGACCTCGTTCGATCTCGACAATCTGCTCGCCAGTTTCAAGTTTGCACGCGACGAGAAAGACCACGCGAAAGCTGAAGCCGATGTTGCCGAATCCGCAGCCGTTGAAGCTCAACGCAAAGCAGATGAGGCTATGGAAGCGTTTCGTCGGGCGAAAGCGAAACTACGGGAATTCCTCGAAATCGAGGGCGTGCTGGAGGACGACAAATGATGATGCTGTCCGTCCTGATCATCCTGCTGGGCGCAACGTTTTTGGGACTGTGGGTTTATCTCTCAATCCCTAATGATGCCTGCCCCCGCTGCGGAGAGCATAAATACACGCAAGCGGGTTCTGATGCGGAGCGCATCTATATCTGCGGGCATTCGAAATCTGGCGGGATTTGTGGGGGGCCAGTATGAGATGGGGAGATGTGTGCTCTATCATATTATTAATAGCGCTTTGTGCACTGTGCGCATGGCCCATCATTGCAGACAAACTTTTCCGTCCGCGGGGGCCATTTGATGGGCAGTTATAAGAGAACAGTCTGCTGGTTTTCCGCTGGTGCCGCGTCGGCCGTCGCCACGAAAATCATGCTTCGTGATGATCCCAACGTCGTCCCGGTTTACTGTGAGACAGGCGCGGAGCATCCCGACAACACTCGGTTCATTGCGGATTGCGAGGCATGGTTCGGTGTCCCCGTGACGCGGATCAAATCAGACCGCTACGCCGACACCTGGGACGTGTGGGAGCGCCGCCAATACCTAGCCGGGATCGATGGCGCACCATGCACAGTCGAGATGAAAGTTATCCCGCGCCTCGCATGGCAGCAGCCGACAGACGCGCACGTTTTTGGATACACGGCTGATGCAAACGACGTGGCACGGGCGAAACGGCTTCGTGAGAACTACTTCGAATTGACGATCAAAACACCGCTTATCGACAAGGGCATCACCAAAGAAGCAGCATTGGCAATGATCGAGCGGGCGGGTATTCTCCTGCCGCCGATGTACGCTTTAGGGTTCCAGAACAACAACTGCATTCCCTGCGTAAAAGCGACAAGCCCCGCCTATTGGGCACTGATCCGCCAGCAGTTTCCCGACCAATTCGGACGCATGGCAGAACTGGCCCGCTCGCTAGATGTGAGGCTGTGCCGGATCGAAGACGAGCGCAGGTTCATCGATGAAATTCCGCAGGACTGGCCGACAACCGACCCGATTCAGCCGTCGTGCGATTTTCTATGCGCGATTGCCGAAGATGAAATGCAGGGTGCTAATCCATGAGCGACCTTCCCCGCCTGCTCACCGTCGATGATGAAACCTATGCTGCCTGCGTCGATGCGCTCATTCCCTACGCTGGGATGATTCAAAGCGAACGCCACAGACAACAAGTGCAGCGGCTTCGTCACCGTGACGTGCAGACGGTTATGGAAACGCTTGTCGTGCGCGGGTGGAGATTTGTGAAGGAACCCACATGAGCGACCTCCCCCGCCTGCTCACGCTCAGAGAGGCCGCTGCACGCCTGGGCGGTAAGGTGACGGCAAGCTCACTGCGCAACGAGGCCAAGAAAGGTCGGTTGCAGCTCATCACGGTCGCGGGCAAATACCACACGACCGAGGCAATGTTGCATGAGATGCTTGACCGATGCCTAGACGCAAAAAGCCAGCCCGCCTCGTCCTCCGAAAGTTTCCGCAGCGCAACGCGTCTTGGTACATCATCGACGGCGAACGAGCGATCCCCACAGGATGCATTGAGCGAGACATTGAGGGTGCTGAAAATCGCCTCTCGATCTACACGGGCCAAAAGTACGACGCAGCCAAAAACGCCGGAAAAGGTCTAAAGATTCCGGTGTCTGAGATCGTCAACGTCTATTTGAGAGAGCACGCCCCGTCCGTCGCTCGGATCGATTTCCTGGCAGCGACCGCCGCGCCGATCGGCAAGTGGTGGGCAGATAAGTGGCTCTCCGACGTAAACAAGAAATCATGCGCTGAATACGTCGCGTGGCGCACTGCGAGGACCGGCCGGCATAAGCGGCTGATCAGCATCGCGAC